CAGCGACTCCTCCGTACCTATGTCCTTTAGAACAGTCTCATCAATGGCAGTCTTGCCACTTGCTGTCTCTTTGTCCGGTATCCAACCATGATGATTCTTCATGACCCATGCAATGTGATCACGACTACCAGGGTTGAACTCCTTTAGTTTAGTGAGAGGAGCTCCTGCGACGTATCCTGTGGTTCGGTTAACTCTTTTAGGAGTGAACTCTCTATCTTTAATGAGAGGGTACCTGTTGCGTAGTAGTTGAGTAAGTGTTTCCAGTTCTCGTCGGAGACTCGACTCAAGTTCCCATGCAGCTCTTTCATCAAAGCACCACCCATGTATCTCTTGTTGGGTGAGGATTGTTGCAACGTCATGCTCTAGTTGGATGAAGTCAGGTATGGGAGGAAGTGTTGCCATAACTTCTGTGTTACTTGTACGTCTTGTAAACAATAATCTTGCATCTCTTGTGACCAGATCTTCCAGTCGGTATCTTTGCCGAACTCACCCTTGTATTCACCTAGCCGATATCCGTAGGACTCCAATGAGTGGCGTCCCTGAAGCTGTGGTGGCATGTTCTTCCACCTACGCTTTTGATCCAGCTTCAACATATCAGCGTGATAAATGCGACTGAGAACCAAAGTATCCACAACCCTAGCACTGACGGTAAACCAAGGATAGAGCTTACGGAGCACAGGAATATCGTAGCCAACGATGTTGTGACCAATAAGGCAACAGGCATCCTCAAGTAGTTGGACACCTTTTGTAATAGGTTGCTCACTACCTTCGTCATTGAAGACAAGTGTTTGTTTAGCGTCGAGATCATAGATGCCGATACAGTGAACCTTGGTGCAATCATCGTATAATCCGTCAGTCTCTAAGTCAAAGATCAGGTTCACTTACCAGTCCACTTGTAGGTCTTATCAACGAACTGTGCTCGCTTGATTGCCTCAGTGGTAGGAGGGTTTGGTGCTACAAGATAGGTGTATGGGTCATTCTCAGCATCGAGATACTTGGGGTATCCGTCTTCAGAAATCTGTCGTTGGGTCGAAGTCATCAGCTTCAGTCTCAGTAAATTTACAAGTATCAAGGTCGTAGGTAAGCTGACAAGCTACACCTACTTCCCCACTATAACGGTTTTTGAGGACTCGCACAGTCGTTGAAGAGCCTCCTCGATCCGCTTGCTGGTTCCGTTCAAGCGCAATAACTCCATCTGACAATTGAGCAATAGCTGCCGAACCTCGAAGCTGTCCAAGTGTGACTCGGGCACCTTCTTCATGGTTTGTGTCATTGGATGTGCGTCGTAGGTGGGATACAAGGAACATAGCAATACCAGTACGCTCTACAAGAGAACGTAGCTTGGTCATAGTAACATCAATCATCCGCCTCTCATCGCCTTCTAATCCAGACATCAGGATAGACAAGTGATCAAGGAAGATGACCTTAGTATCTAACCCGCAAGCAAGGTACTCAATTCGGTTGTAGATAACATCCGGGTCGAAAGAACCGAAGCCATCAAAAAGAAACAGGTTCCACTTAGCAAGACTGTAATTATAAGCTTCGGTGAGGGTAGTTCTGTCATGGTTACCTATATGAAGTGATTTACCTACAGCAGCGGACATCAGTCCGAGAGCCGTTCTACGGTTGCTTTCTTCAAGAGCCAGGTACCCGACTCGTTCTCCTTTGGTGAGTAGGTGAGTTGCAAGCTCACGACAGAAGGAGCTTTTGCCAATTCCACTACCTGCAGTAATTGTGAGCAGCTCTCCAAAGCGGATGCCGTGTAGTTTTGATTGGAGTCCTGTGAAGGGGTAGTCATGATCTGATGGTGGTGTTGGTGTTGTTACTAAATCTAATAGGGATTTGCCATCGACAATGCCGTCCGGCCGATACGGTTTAGCATCCCAGATAGCGCGACGAATCGCTTCAGTGTCATTGACCTGGAGAGCATCTGACGCATCCTTGTATTCCTCAAGTCTTGCGATCTTTGTCTTGCCAGGTGGTAGGACCCCTGCTGCGTCCTCCGCCGCTTTACGGCCTGCCTCGTCATTGTCGAAGAACAGGACAATCTCCTCATAACCCTGGAGCCATTGGAGAGACCGTTGAACCGATTTCCTGGCCGCAGCGGCACCGCTAGGTAGAGATACCATCGGCCACCCCGGCATAGCTTCTTGACATGAAGCTGCATCGAGTTCTCCTTCAGTGATAACAACTCGTTTTCCAGTGGCGGGAAACAAATGTTGTCCAAAGAGTGTTCCAGGTGTTTCTCCCTCATAAGTGAATATCTTACTCTTTGTCTTTACTTTGCAGCCTTTAGCGACTCCAGCATCGTCGAAATAATAGAAGCGTAGAACGTCTCCGTCTTTGTAGATCCGGTATTGTTGACAAACCTTTTCTGAGATGTTCCGCTTTTGCAGCCGCTCGGCTGAACCTCGGAGTTGGACATTGGTGGACATTTTATGAGTGTGAACATCGCCATCACCTTTGGTGTAGGCATTGCATGAAAAGCAAAAAGTGTGGCCATCTGTGTACAGGCTAGCTGCATCAGATGACCCACATACATCACACGGTAAGTGTCTGACGAACTCGCTTTCGGATGCTTGCATATGTTCGTGCTTGCTCATCGTGGTACTCGAACCATGAGTCTAGTGCTTGATAGAATCCAGTGATAATGTTCTCTGCAGTTGCTGGGTTTTCGCCATCAACATCAGCAAGGAAGTCGCTGAAACCATCGGCATAATACTCAACTGAACCGTATTGTGTGGGGCGCATTACTTTTGGTGGTAAGTTTGAATCAGTTCTTCGTAAGCATCGAGTTCATCCTCGAATGCTTCGATGATATCATTGGGTGAGCTGGTGCTATCAAAGGCATCAATTATAGCAGCAACAACCTGCCTGATTTTAGCTACGTCAGCCATGAAATAGGAATCGAGTGGAATGAACAGTATTGGAAGCCATGCTTCTCACACCATTTAGCATAGGTGGTCTTGGATCCTTTGTAGATCTTGTTGTGGGGTGACTGAAATACGAAACGAATATCAAGGTCAGGATGCGCTGCCTTGACTGCTTTCATCTTACGCCGGTCTTCCTCCGTTAGTTGACCCTTGGTCTCTAGATAGATACCATTAGGTAGGAGGAAGTCTGGTGTGTAGTTGCATTGCAGTACGTAAGGTACCTTAGTTGATTCGTATTCGTATTTGACACCCAGGTTGGTGAGAAGATCAGCGACCTTCTCTTCAAGTCCTGAGCGAAATGCCATCAGAAGTCATCATCCTCGACGACATCATCACTGACTTCAGCAGTGACAGCAGCAGGCACTGAGCTAGCCTTGAAGCCAGCTGTCTGACCAAAGAGTGCAGCCACCTCAGTCTCACCAAGGTCGCCACGATCAATGCCAGCAGCGCTGTTGAGTTCGACTACCTGTACACCTACAAGCTTGAGGCTAGTGCCGTAGGTGACACCATCCTTGAGGATGTAGGGCTTCTGTCGGAAAGCAAGCTTGACCTTGCTACCACTGTAGACAGGCAGATCAGCATTGGTAATTGGTGTGCCCTCACTATCTACGACAGGAGGACGGTTCTCTTCATTCCAGGAGAACTTGGTCTTGTACTTACCTTCAGCTACCTCTTCCCATGGTTCAGGCTTGAGGACGCTACGCTTAGGGTTCTTCAGTTTGGACTCTGCCCACTTAAGTGTTTCTTTGCGATCGTCCTCCAATGCTTCGATGAGCTGGGAGTCCAGGAGTGCAGACAGTGAATAACCAAACTTAGATGGTTTCAGTACAGCTTGATAACCTTCAAGGACAACAGGCTGTTGAGTAACGTGGATGGGTTGTGACATTAACAAAAGAAGTAGGTGGATTCGATCACGGTCTCTGGTTCTAGATCACCAATGATCGGTGGATCAGACTCTGCACCAATGTGCTTTGCAAAGTCTCGTAGGTAATCATGCTCTGCGAACAAGTGCATGTAGGTTTCTCGTACAATGGTGGATAGGGTAGACATATCCGTTGCACGACAAAGCACAGAATCGTGAATAAGAGCAATCGGTGCATCAAAGCGTAGAGCACTCAAGTGTAGCAGTGAAGCATCAAGAGAGTGGATCAGATTAGGAGCTGTTGCATTCTTGTGGTGGTTAAGGTCGACTTCATCAGTCTCCCCTACAGCCACCTTCATCTTACAACGACCCAACAGCTGTAGCTCCATTGACTGGAACTTCTTCTTGTTAAGCTTTTGATGTACAATAAAGCCTGAAGGAGTTCTCCATTCAAGATACTGCACACCGCGTTTAACAGCAGCTGCTACCTCAGTCTCGATCCATTTCATAACAGCCATAGGACCTGGTACGACCACATCCATAGCTGAACGAATAGCTTTAACAACTTGAGTAAGCTCTTCCTTATCAAGTTCTATCCCATCCTCCAAGAAAGCCTCTTTAATGTAACCCCTGTTGGAGTAAGGCTTAGCATTGTATGGGATAGTCATAACACAACGCTTGGTCTTCTTCCTATCTAGGAATGGACGTAAGCGTTCTGGTACTGATGACATAGCAGTCTCAGCAACTACCTTGTAGGCATCCTGAGGCTTATCACCAGGTAGCACATTAACTAGCTTTGCAGTTGATTTATCTCGTGCGAGTCCAGCCAAGATTTGAAGGCCACTACAAGTTGCATCAACAGCAACAGGCAGTGACGTGAATTGTCTATCAGCTGTGATCACACAATGATAATACTCTTCACAACTAGATAAGAATTGCCATGGCTCTTCTGCTGCTTCCCATTCAGGTAAAGACCCAATAGGATCAGTAGCGATACGACTGATGAGTGTGATGTTTGCATCAACCCAAGCTAGTCTCTCAGACATGGTTGCTTTATCTAAACCGTAACAAGTTGCTACTTGAAACGCTAACCACGACTCAGCCTCTGGTGTCATATACGACCCATCAGCAAACCTCAGTAATGACTTACCGAAGTCAGTATCTTGTGGTGTTAGAAAAGCAGGGATAGGATAAGCTCTTCCTCTATAGTCAAACGACCATGGGCAGAAAAATCTATCTCTATCCTTGAACCTCTTAGCTGCCTCCATAGTCATGCGTGTTCTACATGACTTCTTAGGTTCTTGTGCTTGTAAGTTCAACACCTCTGCTGCCCTTCTTCGATAATCCTTACGGCTATCGTAGTTGGTTTCAATGTCAGCAGGTTTAGTAGGTAGTTGGTGATGAACGATAGGGAGGAACTTACCAACTGAACGTTCCATCCTTGTTAGCTCCTCAGCAACACCATAAATAAATGGGTTGATTTGGTAAGCTACCTTCTGAATCTTGTTCAGGAAAGCAAGGGGAACTTCCTCCTGTAGACGGGCGGGGTCTCCCCTACGAACCAAGGCGTAGCCTTGCATTACCTCATTGAGTAGGTAACCACCAGGG